ATTGGGCTAATTCCAGCGGTAAACTAGAGCAGGTGTACGACACCAAGAAGGGTAAGGCACTGATACCAAACCGTATCTACGGGGGTAAGGTGATAGAGAACGTATGCCAAGCCCTTGCACGCATTGTAATAGGTGAACAGATGCTGGTGATAAGCAAACGGTACAAGGTGGTGATGACTGTACACGATGCTATAGCTTGCTTAGTACCAGTAGAAGAAGCGGATGAAGGCAAGGCGTTCGTTGAAGGTTGTATGAGGGTTCGCCCTACATGGGCACAGGGGTTACCACTGAACTGCGAGGCGGGGATGGGTCTAACCTATGGGGACTGTTAACTTAAAATATAGGGATTGTAAACTTATGGAGATGCACTACCCAATAGGAAGTCAGTACGCCGATTTGATAGGTACTGGATCATTGGTGGGGTTTGCCAATGAGATACTGAAAGCAACAGTGCAATTCCGTGCAAAGCGAGATGCGGCCTTAGCTATTATTGCTGCTAAAACTATAGCACTACGTGAGTACAAGCGTGTGAGTAGGGCTAAGCCCGTTAAGCGTGAGACTAAGGCTATGCAGGTTATAGAGAGATACATCAGGAGGAAGCCGGGGGCTACTCGTGGCGAGATCATAATCAAGGCACTAGATAAGTTTAGTGCTGGAATTTCCGCAAGTTCAGTTGGGTATAGTATAAAAGCCCTAGTGGATCAGGGTAGGGTTAGATACATAGGGTCAACTGGCTACCGTAAGTATTTCATAGTAGAGGCTAAGCCATGAGAGATTGGGAAGTTGAGATGGTTATAGATGGTGTAGTCATATCATGCAGCATGGTGGGTGAAACTGCCGCAGACGTTATAGAAGAAATACTAAGTAACGAGGATAACGTAGAGATAAGGAAGATACGACTGATACTAAGGACAGTATGATATTCACCATGTACCCAGTGCTAACAAATCCTGATCTATGGAAACGGTGCAACAACTGCTTAGTGCATAGGCTAATAGAAGGTGGCGTAACTACTAAGGGTAAGTTCCGTTGTGCTAAGTGCGTAAAGTTAAGGAGAGAAGCCATGATACAAATTAAGGAGCGTAAAAATGCGAAAGTGGGGCAATAGTAGTGAACACAATGAAACATTAATGTACATACTCGCACTGGGGGGTACAGTCGTGGCACTACTAGCCCTGCTTGGTGCTATCTATTTGGTAGACATAGTGAGATCGTTATGAAGGAAGCTGAGGTCGCTTGGTCTTGTCAGCAACCATCTGTGCAAACGCCACTAGGGGTGGATATACGAAGTGGAGAACACATGAAACAGTGCCCATCATGTGGAGGCAACTGCGGGTACAGCAAAAGTAGGGGGTGTCAGTACGGAAAGGGAGATGATAAGCCCTGCAAAACTCACCCCTCTGCCCCTCATGGGTTTTTAAGAAACGCATCGCACAATGCAGGCAGATATGTCTGTGAGTGTGAACATTGGGAGGAGAACACATGACAATAATGACTAAGGAAGAAGTTGGTGCTTGGTGCAAAGAGATAGCGGATCAAATAAACAGCGACCCAATACTTTTAGATGTATTTACAAGAGCGTATTGCACTGAAGAGGAAGAACCCATGAACGAGGTGAAGGCATTGCGGTTAGCGGCTGGATTAACTCAGCGTGAACTAAGCGTAGCAACTGCTATCTTCCCACTAGACGTAATAGTAAATGCGGAACTTGGTGAGGCACTAACTAAAACACAGTGGGGGGTTGTACAGTACGTGTGCAACGATAGGATAAAGATGTTCAAACGAGATGCGGGATTAACGATTAAGTTGGGCTAGGCAGACATGCCGAAAATGTCTTGCGGGATTCTGCGTCGGGAAACCCAGTTAATCTCGATAGATAACCGCCTGACTTATTCACTTTGGAGAAGATATGAAAACAAGAGAAGAACTAGTGCAGGATGTTGATACGGCGATGACTGCTTGGCATGCTGCTGATGATGGCACAGCCGCTGATTGGCACTTTGCTGCTGTTGCTTGGGACGTTGCTAAGGCTGCTTTGGCTGATTACGACGAGGGGAACACATGAACTACAAAGACATAAAAACTTTCTCTGAGAGGTGCGATTCACATCCTGACCATAAACAGGGGATGATTAGTGAGAGGGATATTCAGCGTAGGCTGAATGAGGAAGTGGAGGAACTGAGAGAGTACGTCGAGAATGGTCTTGCTGAAGGGTGGATATATGAAGTGGAGAACACATGAGTGATAGCAGAGACGAACTAGCAGCAATGGCAATGATGGCATTAGTTATTAAGTACGGCTACAAGTGGGGCGATGACGAAGAAGAGCAACGTATGAAGGGTGCGGAGACTGCGTACAAGATAGCAGACACTATGATTAAATATAAAAAGGAGAATCAAAATGAAAGATGAAGATGACAAGGTAACGGAAGCAAACTACAGGGACGAATACTACGCAGAGGAAGATGCAGAACTGCAAAAAGAGGAAGAACGTGATGAGATGCGTAAGCAGATGCAAGACGAAGAAATGCGGGAGGAGATGAGGGCAGAAGAAAACGCAGAGATAATTAGAGAAATACAAGCGGAAGAAGAACTAGGATGAATATGTATCAGTACATGATCGCTATAGTTATAGGCGTAGTGTTACTTATAGGTATGGCACTGGGTGGTTTAGTTGCAATGTTACTAGGAGGATAAATGGCAGCGAACGATAAGCAAGTAAGCGGTACGCACTACAAAGACAAGGACATTCAACCTTGGGACTACATAGCTGCTAACAAGCTAGGTTACTTTGAAGGTAACGTAGTGAAATATGTTAGTAGGTGGAAGAGCAAGGGTGGTCTAGAAGATCTAAAGAAGGCTAGGCACTACCTCGATAAGCTAATAGAACTGAATAGATAAGTGAATAGATAAGTGAATAGATAAGGAGGGGATCATGGAAACATTACTGCTGTGGTTAAGTCTGGTAGTGTACTTTGAATCAAGAGGTGAACCCGCTGTATGTCAGCAAGCAGTAGCGCATGTGGTGCTTAACCGCACTAAGGATGGGGATGTAGCTAAGACGGTACTAGCACCTTACCAATTCTCATGGGTTCCTGAGAAGATGCACAACGGTATACTGAAACCTGAGCATAGACCCAACAAAGAATCCCCTGCATGGAAGCAAGCAGTAGAGTCAGCATTGAAGGCTATATACACAGTAGACTTTTACGAGGCTACCCACTTCCATGCAACGTACATAGCCAAGCCTAAGAGTTGGTCTAATTTGAAATTGGTGCATACCTGTGGTCAACATCATTTTTATAAAGAGATAGCGTGAGGGGAGTAAAGAAGGAAGTTGATCCTGCAAGCGAAAGGATGAGGTTGTACCTAGCTGGACGAAGAGACTGGGTTTCGCAGAAGCACCTTGCTAGATATTTTATTGTAAGCAGGGGGAAGGTTACTACTTTACTAAAGAAAGCTGTAAAGACAGGTATACTAGAGGAAACCGTATTTCACGATAACAAGTACTACAGAACCCCAAGGGTATCGACAATGAGTTCATGGTCTTACAGTAGTCTCAAAACATTTGAGCAATGCCCGAAGAAGTATTACCACTTACGGATACTCAAGGACATACAAGATAAAGGTAGCGATGCTACGTTGTACGGGCAGGAACTACATAAAGCTGCTGAGGACTACGTAAAGTCAGATGTGGCTATACCCCCCAAGTTCTCGTTTGTTAAGGACGTACTAGATAAGCTGAAGAACATCACAGGGGACAAGCACTGTGAACTTAAGCTAGGTGTAAAGAAGGTAGGCACTGGATACGCACCCTGTGGTTTCTTTGATGCCGATGTATGGTGGCGGGGTGTAGCTGATCTGGTGATTAGGAAAGGGGACATAGCTTTCTCTGTAGACTACAAGACCAGTAAGAACGCTAAGTATGCAGATACTAAACAGTTAGATGCTATAGCTGCTGCGCTGTTCATCCACTTCCCAGAGCTTAAGAAGATCAAGTCAGCATTAGCATTTGTAGTAAGTAAAGAGTTCATACACAAGGAGCACCACGCTGAGCTTCGTGATTCATACTTCAACACATTTGAACCGGAGCTAGATCGTCTTGCTACTGCCGAAGAAACAGGAGTGTGGAACGCATCATCAGGGCCGCTGTGTAAGTTTTGCCCAGTACATCATTGTGAACATCAAAGGAGAAGATAATGCCTTACGTAAACAAGCCTAGACCATACAAGAAAGAGTACGAACAGTATCAAGGAACGGAAGAACAAAAGAAGAACCGTGCTAAGCGTAACACTGCACGTAGCAAGCTAGAGAAATCCGGTAGCGTAAGTAAGGGTGATGGTAAAGATGTAGATCACGTCAAGCCGCTGTCCAAAGGCGGATCAAATGATAGTTCCAACCTGAGCGTAAAAACCGCCAGTGCCAACAGATCTTTTAAAAGGAAAGCAGATCGCTCAGTTAAATGAAAATAATAGACGATAAAATATTACTGGTTCGGACAAAACGACCCCATCTAATAACAGAAAGTATCAAGAAGAGTAAGGTAGTAAGTCAGGAAGAAGATGTATACGAGGTGGCAATACACTGGGGGCTAGAGGAAGCACAAGCCCTCGCTAAACTTCGTATTAAGGACGTACCTTCAACGATCAAGCGTGACTACAAGTGGACAGGTAGGCTTACTCCATTTGCTCACCAGAAGGAAACATCTTCGTTCTTAACCTTACACAAGAAGGCGTTTTGTTTCAATGAGCAGGGTACGGGTAAGACCGCATCTGTTATCTGGTCTGCTGACTACCTCATAAACATAGGGGAGATACGCCGTGTGCTGGTGCTATGCCCCCTGTCTATTATGAAGTCGGCTTGGCAAGTGGACATGTTCAAGTTTGCTATGCACCGTAGTTGCTCTGTTGCTTATGGGGACTCTAAGACACGCGCTAAGATCATCGCTGCTGGTGCTGAGTTTGTAGTAATCAACTTCGATGGCCTAGCTGTTGTTAAAGACGAAGTCATAGATGACGGCACGTTTGATCTGGTTGTAGTCGATGAGTGCAACGCCTATAAGAACATGCAAACTAATAGGTGGAAGGTGCTAAGGGATGTATGCGCTAGTGCTAAGTGGGTGTGGATGCTAACAGGTACGCCAGCGGCGCAGTCTCCTCTGGATGCTTACGGTATAGCAAAGCTAATTAACCCCGAAGGATGCCCTAAGTACTACGGTCAGTTCCGAGATCAGGTGATGTACAAAGCCTCGCAGTATCGCTGGATTCCTAAGCCACAGGCACAGGAGGTAGTGCACAAGGTGCTACAGCCAGCCATTAGGTTTGAGAAGGATCAGTGTCTCGATCTACCCGAGGTAACCTTTGTTGACCGTGAAGCGCCACTAACAGCGCAACAGCAGAAGTACTACAACATGCTTAAGAGGCAGATGACTCTAACTGCGGATGGCGAATCAGTCACTTCAGTTAACGCCGCTGTTAACCTCAACAAGCTGCTACAAATATCTGGTGGTGCTGTCTATTCGGATAATAAAGAAGTCATAGAGTTTGATGTATCTAATAGGCTACAGGTAATCCTAGAGGTGATTGAAGAATCATCGCATAAGGTGCTGGTGTTTGTTCCGTTCACCCATACTATAGAGTTGTTCAGAGAGTTTCTTGAGAAGAACAAAATATCGTGCGGGGTTATCAACGGGCAGGTTTCAGTTAACAAGCGCAGTGAGGTGATTAAGCAGTTCCAAGAGTTACCTGATCCACATGTGCTAATCATACAACCTCAAGCTGCATCACACGGTCTTACACTAACTGCGGCTAGTACTATTATCTGGTATGCGCCCGTAACTAGCGTAGAGACTTATTTACAAGCCAATGCGCGAATCAACCGTCCGGGGCAGAAGAACGCCATGACTATTGTGCAT